TTATGACATTAAGGATAATCTCTATGGGAACAAAGGATCGATGCATAAAGGATTCGATCACGATAAGTTTGCTGCTGATTGCGATAATAACGATATGGATATGTTGGTGAGTTATAATTCAGACCAACTTGTTAAAGATCGCTTTAAGAACTGGAACGCTGCTGAGTTTGATCTCACTTATACGATGCGTTCTGTTGGTGAATATATGAGAGAGCAAAAACAACGTAAAGAACTGCTACTATTTAATTATGGAATTGAAGGACTGGTTAAACTCGATCAATCAAACGAAGATCAATCTAATTGATGAAGATCCATTATTAAAAAAAGAATATACACCTTACGTCATCAATAAATGTCTTTCTGGCAATATTGACTGTATTATGTACGTTAATGAGATGAATATGAATTCTCATCTTGATAAAGATATGCAATATTCATTTTATCTAAATATTATAAGAAAAAGGAGAAGATTTTCTCCTTGGCTTCGTAAAGATGAAATTAAAGACTTAGAATATGTTAAGCGTTATTATGGTTATAGTAACGAAAAAGCATTTCAAGCACTGAAGATTTTATCCAAAGAGCAAATTAATTTTATTAAACAACGACTTGAAACTGGCGGAACAAAATGACTACTCAAACAATTGAACCTCAAGTAAATTGGTCTCAAGATCAAATGGTTGAAGTGATTCTTAACGAACCTGATGATTTTTTAAAAGTTCGTGAGACTTTAACTCGTATTGGAGTTGCATCTCGTAAGGAGAAAAAACTATACCAATCTTGCCATATTCTTCATAAACAAGGTAGATATTACATTGTTCATTTTAAAGAATTATTTGCTCTTGATGGAAAGCACGCAAATCTTACGGTGAATGACGTTCAACGTCGTAATCGTATTGTTCGTCTTCTTGCAGATTGGGGATTAATCACAGTAATTAATCCTGATTCTGTTTCTGATATTGCTCCTCTCAATCAAATTAAAGTTCTTTCTTATAAAGATAAGGGAGACTGGATTCTTGAGCAGAAGTATAATATTGGAAAGAAAGGTAAAACTCAGGATGATGTTTAATGCTATTTGTTTATTTCTTTTAGTTATCGCTGCTTACGCTAATTTATATTTAAATTTAAAATCCAGAAAAAGACGATAAATAAGTATGAGACCTTTTCGTGCGGTCTCTACGAAAGTCGGAACACCCTAAAAAGAGGTTCGGTTTTTTCCGTTCCTCTTTTTTTCTTTTCTGGTATAATTATTAATGATGAGGTTAGGTTCTTTTAACCCCTCATTCGCTAAAGCGGAGTCTTAGGATCCGTAATGTTACACACACTCGCTTTTTAAGGAGAACTATTATGTACACACTCGCAAAGTACAACACCGGAAATATTGAAAAGTTTTTAACTGACTTGGAAAAAAATTTTATTGGGGCAGATGAGTGGTTTCACCGATTTGGAACGGTACACGAATCTTCTACCAATTATCCTCCATATAATTTAATTAAAGAAAGTTCCACAGAGTTTACACTAGAAATCGCTCTTGCTGGATATAAGAGAGAAGATATTGAGGTATCATCTGAATGGAATAAACTTTTTGTGGAGTGTAAGAAAGCTCCTACAGAATACGAATATATGCATAATGGAATTGCCCGTAGAGCATTTACGCGCACTTGGACACTATCTGATGATGTAGTTGTTGGTGATATTTCTTTTGTTGATGGATTGCTCACTATTAAACTAAATAGAGTTATTCCAGAACATCAAAAAAAGAAGACATATGAAATCGTTTGATGAGTTCAAATCAATCGCATATAAGGGTGCTGTTCCCCATACAGTCTATTCTCGGGGAAAATCAAAGAATATTCCAAAAGGAAAAGCAGTTCCTGTAAGGAGTCGTTCTAGTGCTGGAGGTGGTAGTGATGGAAGTGGTGGTAACGGTGGCGGTGGAGATGGTGGGGAATAAATAATAATTGAACTATCGTCGGCGCGAGGAGCACCTGGCAAAACCAGGTTGACTCCTCCTTTTTTTCTTGCTAAAATAATAAGAGGTATGGAGTAGAAATGACAGTAAAACTTTTGCTTTTAAAATCTGGAGAAGATATTATTGCTGATATAAAGGAAATGGTAGTTGGAGAAGAAGAAAACCCTAGGGTAGTAGGATATTTTCTTCATAAACCCTGTGTGGTTAAGATGACACCACCAACTAGTGTACCTGAAAGCTTTGAAGAAGAACCTGATCCTCAGAAAGCATCTTTTAGGGTAACTCTTTTCCCATGGATGCCCCTTTCTAAGGATAATACAATTCCTGTAGCGGCTGATTGGGTAGTAACAATGGTTACTCCTAGTGATAAATTAAATAATATGTATATGGAAGACGTAATGAATTATGGAAAAAATGATAAAGATAATAGCACTAACAACCCAACAGATTCTGATCAGTCAGATTGAAGAAGTCTCATCAGAACTTGGAGAACCTGATTGTAAACTTATCAGTCCTTTTGTCGTCAAAAATGATAAGACTTTAGAATCATTTCTTTCTGGATATACAAAACAAAATACCTTTATGTTGACCTCTGATAAGATTTTAACGCTTGCAGACCCAACACCTACACTACTTGAAAAATATCAGGACCTTATTAAAGAATGAGTCTACGTTTTTATACTAATGTTCAATTGATTGGAAACCAGTTTTTGGTACGTGGAGTTGAAAATGGAAAAAGATTTGAAATCAGAGATGAGTTTTTTCCAACTCTCTTTGTAAAAACTAAAAAAGAATCAAAGTATAAAACGTTAAGCGGAGAACCTGTAGAACCAGTTCAACCAGGAACGGTAAAAGATTGTCGTGAGTTTTATTCCAAATATGAAAGTGTAGATGGATTTGAAATCTACGGAAATGATCGATATATCTATCAATATATTTCGCAAAAATATCCAGAAGACGAAATTAAGTTTGATATTAGTAAAATCAAACTTGTAACCCTGGATATTGAGGTTGCTTCTGAGGGAGGATTTCCTGATGTAGAATCTGCATCGGAAGAAATTCTTTCTATCTCAATTCAGGATTATACAACTAAAAAGATCATTACTTGGGGAGTTAAACCATTTAATAATACTCGTAAGGATGTGACTTATTATCACTGCCCATCAGAGTATGAACTTCTGAATCACTTTATTAATTATTGGATGGTTGACGTTCCTGATGTGATTACAGGTTGGAATATTCAGATGTATGACGTTCCTTATATTTGCAAGCGCCTTAATCGTGTCCTTGGAGAAAAACTGATGAAGCGTTTTTCTAACTGGGGTCTTGTTACTGAAGGAGAAGTGTTCGTTAATGGTCGTAAGCATACTGTATTTGATGTTGGTGGTCTGACTCAACTTGATTATCTTGATCTTTATAAGAAGTTTACTTATAAAGCACAGGAATCATATCGTCTTGATTACATTGCAGAAGTAGAACTGGGTCAAAAGAAACTAGATCACTCTGAGTACGATACCTTTAAGGACTTCTATACAAAGGGTTGGCAAAAATTTATTGAATACAACATTATTGACGTAGAACTTGTTGACCGCTTGGAAGACAAGATGAAATTGATTGAACTTGCTTTGACAATGGCATATGATGCTAAAGTCAATTATGCCGATGTGTTTTATCAGGTTAGGATGTGGGATAATATTATCTACACCTACCTGAAAAAAAGAAACATTGTCATTCCGCCGAAGAATAAAACTCAGAAAGATGAGAAGTATGCTGGCGCTTATGTTAAAGAACCTATTCCTGGAATGTATGATTGGGTGGTGAGTTTTGACCTTAATAGCCTGTATCCTCACTTGATTATGATGTATAACATCTCACCAGAAACTCTTTTGGAGGAGAAGCATCCTACTGTTAATGTAGATAAGATTCTGAATCAGAGTCTTAATTTTGAGATGTATAAGGATTATGCAGTATGTGCTAACGGAGCGATGTTCCGCAAAGACGTTCGTGGTTTTCTTCCTGAACTAATGGAGAAGATTTACAATGAACGTGTTATCTTTAAGAAAAAGATGCTTGCCGCCGAACAGGAATATGAAAAGACAAAGAATAAGGAGTTAATTAAGGAAATTGCCCGTTGTAATAACATCCAGATGGCGCGGAAAATTCAACTTAATTCTGCTTATGGTGCGATTGGTAATCAGTATTTTCGTTATTATAAACTTGCAAATGCTGAAGCAATTACATTGTCTGGTCAGGTTTCGATTCAGTGGATTATGAATAAGGTTAATTCTTACTTAAACAAGATTCTAAAAACTGGAGATATTGATTATGTTATTGCTTCTGATACTGATTCTTTGTATATCAATATGGGTCCTTTGGTTGAAAATGTATTCGAAGGAAGAAAGAAAACTACTGAAAACGTTGTGTCTTTCCTTGACAAGGTGTGTCAAGTGGAATTTGAAAAATATATTGAGAGTTCTTACCAAGAATTGTCCGACTATGTGAATGCTTATGAGCAAAAGATGTATATGAAGCGTGAGTGTGTCGCTGAACGTGGAATTTGGACTGCAAAGAAGCGATATATTCTAAGTGTATGGGATAGTGAGGGTGTTCGTTATGAAGAACCCAAACTGAAGATCAAGGGTATTGAGGCAATCAAATCTTCAACTCCAGCACCTTGCCGTAAAATGTTAAAGGAATCATTTAATATTATGATGAGTGGTTCCGAAGATGATATGATTAAATTTATCGAACAATGCAGAGAAAAGTTTAAATCACTTTCTCCTGAAGAGGTTGCTTTTCCACGTTCTGCTTCTGATGTTCAAAAATATTCATCTTCATCGGATGTTTATATTAAAGGAACTCCTATTCACGTTCGCGGAGCACTTTTATTTAATTATCACATTAAAAAAAATAAACTTACTGGAAAATATTCGCTAATCCAAAATGGAGAAAAAATTAAGTTTGTTTATCTCAAAAAACCAAATACAATTTACGAAAATGTGATTTCTTTTATTCAGGAGTTTCCAAAAGAACTTAATCTTGACAAATACATAGATTATGAAATACAATTTGAAAAAGCATTTCTAGAGCCACTCAAGATCATTCTTGACACAATTGGGTGGAGAGTAGAAAAAACAGTAAACCTTGATTCATTTTTTGCGTAATGGACTTTCTTAAAGATATTGTAAAAGAAATAGGTGATGACTATACAAAGTTAGCATCCGATATAGATGAGACAGAAACTTATGTTGACACGGGTTCATACATTTTTAACGCATTGGTTTCAGGTAGCATTTTTGGTGGTGTATCTGGGAATAAGATTACTGCTATTGCTGGAGAGTCTTCTACTGGAAAGACTTTCTTCTCTCTCGCTGTGGTTAAGAATTTTCTTGATAATCATCCCGATGGTTATTGTCTCTACTTTGATACTGAGGCTGCCATCACTAAATCTCTTTTGGAGTCACGCGGCATCGACACATCTCGTCTTGTCGTGGTTAATGTTGTCACCGTAGAGGAGTTTCGTACTAAAGCACTTAAGGCGGTTGACCTTTATATGAAAAAACCTGAAGGTGAACGCAATCCTTGTATGTTTGTGCTAGACTCTCTGGGTATGCTCTCTACAAGTAAAGAAATTACTGATGCACTAAATGAAAAAGAAGTTAGAGATATGACTAAATCTCAACTAATCAAAGGTGCATTCCGAATGCTCACACTTAAATTAGGTCAAGCAAATGTTCCACTTCTTGTCACAAATCACACATACGATGTCATCGGAGCTTATGTACCAACGAAAGAAATGGGTGGAGGTTCTGGACTCAAATACGCAGCCTCTACAATCATTTATCTTAGCAAAAAGAAAGAAAAGGATGGAACGGAAGTGGTCGGAAATCTTATCAAGGCTAAGACTGCTAAATCGCGTTTGAGTAAAGAAAATAAAGATGTAGAGATTCGTCTTTTTTATGATGAACGTGGATTGGACAGATATTATGGATTGCTTGAACTTGGTGAAATTGGTGGATTGTGGAAAAATGTAGCAGGACGCTATGAGATTGATGGAAAGAAACTCTATGCTAAGCAGATTCTTAAAGAACCTGAAGTATATTTCACTGAAGAAGTGATGAAACAGTTGGACGAAATCGCACGTAAGGAATTTAGTTATGGAGAAAGTTGAGTTTCTAATTCTTAGAAACCTGTTGTTTAATGAAGAATATATCCGAAAAGTAATACCCTTTATCAAATCCGAATATTTTGAAGATCAAAATCAAAAGATTGTCTTTGAAGAAATTCTTGATTTTGTCTCTCAGTATAATCAACCTGCAACTAAAGAAGTTCTTTGTATTGAAGTAGAAAAACGTGAAGATATTAATGACACTTCATTCAAAGAAATTCTTCAGTTGGTTTCTTGTCTTGAGGATGTTCCTGTTGAGATGAATTGGTTGGTCTCAACAACTGAAAAATGGTGCCGTGATAGAGCAATTTATCTTGCTTTAATGGAATCAATTCATATTGCTGATGGTAAGGATGAAAAGAAGAATCGTGATAGTATTCCTTCTATTCTTTCTGATGCTCTTGCCGTAAGTTTTGATAATCATATTGGACACGATTACTTGCAAGATTATGAGCAACGATATGAGTCTTATCATAAAAAGGAGGATAAAATTGAATTTGATCTTGAATACTTTAATAAAATCACGAAAGGTGGTCTCCCTAACAAAACTCTTAATATCGCTCTTGCTGGTACGGGCGTCGGCAAGTCTTTATTCATGTGCCATGTGGCTAGCTCCGTCTTGCTCCAAGGACGGAACGTTCTGTACATTACGCTGGAGATGGCAGAAGAACGCATTGCTGAAAGAATTGACGCAAACCTCCTGAACGTCCCTATTCAGGATATTGTTGATCTTCCCAAGCAAATGTTTGAGAATAAGGTTACTAATCTTGCAAAGAAGACTCAGGGAACTCTTATAATTAAGGAATATCCAACAGCGTCTGCTCATGCTGGACATTTTAAGTCACTTCTTAACGAACTTTCACTTAAGAAGTCATTTAGACCTGATATTATTTTCATTGATTACCTTAATATTTGTGCTTCCAGCAGGTATAAAGGAAACAGCAATATCAATTCTTATACATTTGTTAAAGCAATTGCTGAGGAACTTAGGGGGCTCGCAGTTGAGTTTAATGTCCCGATTGTCTCCGCTACTCAGACCACTCGTTCAGGTTATGGTTCTTCTGATGTTGAACTTACTGATACTTCTGAATCCTTTGGTCTTCCTGCTACTGCTGATCTTATGTTT